TTACCGCTGCTGTCGATGCGCATGGCTTCGGAGTTGCCAGTATCAAACGTGATAACTTGAAAGCCATTCATTCGAAGGCCATAAAAAGCACCGTTTATTTGGGCAACATCCGTAGTCCCACGCAGAAAACTAACAAGCGGGTTTACCCCTGCGTCAGCCTCTAAACGCATTGTGGCTTGTGCAGCGCCAGAATTGACATGTAGGGTATATAACGGCGAAGTCGTCCCAATGCCAACCCAACCGCTGCTGTCGATGCGCATACGTTCTGTGGAGTTTGTGCGCAAAACTAAAGGGTCGCTAGAGGTGCTTCCAAGAGTTAAGCCGCCGCCAGACGTGTAATTGATTGAACCAGATACACCATTTCCAACAGCAAACGTCCCCTCAACCACAAGTTTGGATGTTGGCGAACTCGTCCCAATCCCGACCCGTCCGCTGCTGTCGATGCGCATGGCTTCTGAGCTATCACTGTCAACGCTGAAAGTTATAGGCCTTGAGTTAGCTGACAAAGCCAACCCAGTGCCACTATCTCCACGAACTCGTCCAAGTTCATTTGTTCCAGAATAAAAACGCAATGCTGGTCGTTTTGTGCCAGCACCAGTGCCAGATATGTGTACCTCTGGGTCAATGTCTGAACCTGTTTGACTACCAACGGATAACTCTGCTGTAGGCGAACTCGTCCCAATCCCCAAACTCTCAGCACTCGCATCCCAGAAGAACTTTGCCGTGGTGCCTGTGTCCTCGTAGAAGCTGATGTCGCCTGTGCCGTGACTAACCGACAATCTTTTTGTAAAACCAGTGCCAGCATCATCAACAGTCTGAATGTTGAACGTGCCTCCACCCGTATTCAAATATGTGTTTTTATCTACTGTGTCCGTTTCATCCAGTTTTAACGCAGGGGATGCGTTGCTGATCGTGGCCAAACCATCCACAGTCAGCCCATCGCTGGTCAAAGTACCCGCAACATCAAGAGATGTGAGAGAGCCAACAGATGTAATGTTAGGCTGCGCGGCAGTTGCCAATGTACCAGTAATGCTTGTGTTGGCTGTCAGCGTTGTAAACGTACCAGCGCCCGCAGTTGTGCCGCCAATCGTTACACCGTCCAACGTACCTGAGTTAATATCAATGCCAGTGACAGGCGTAGTACCGTCAAGCAGATCGTCAACGCTATCCCAGTTCCCATTAAGGTAGCCACCCCAATCGTCCTCATCCGCACCGACGACTGGTTTATTAAAGCTGTACGTTGTGGTTGTTGTTGGCATATCTATCTCCTATGCGGCATCAGCCCAAGTTTCGCTTGCTGCCGTAGCATCTGTCCATGTTTCCGATGTAGGGGGAATGGCAGACCAACTATCGGTCACGCTTGATGCATCTTGCCATATTTCGCTTGCAGGATCAACCTCTGTCCAAACTTCAGCCGTGCCAGCAAGCGGCTCCCATTTTTCAATCGCATTGCAAACCGTACTGCAAACAGTGCTAATAGCAGCGCTGCTGAACTGCACGCGGTTTACCGTTGCAACATTTGTTGTAACGACAGTCACAGTTGGAGCAATGCTTACGACTGTCACAACATTTGCTGCAACGCTTGCACTAAGCGTTACCGTAGCAGCGCTTTCTCTAACTCTAGTTGCTGCACCTGTATTGCTTGCGGCAATGCTAACTGCCGCGCTTTGTTCGCGCACACGTTCCGCAAATGCTGCACCAGTTGCGCTCGCAGTAACCGTAGCGTCACCCTCACGCACGCGCTGGGCTGCGCTTGCGGCAGACGCGGCAATGCTAGACGTTGCGCTGACTTCACGCACACGCTGCGCATCAGATGTATTGCTTGAGCTAGACGCAACGATAGACGCAGCAAGGCGCACACGCACAACAGCAGACGCCGTTGAGGTAACGCCAATAACAATGGCTTCGCCTTCTTTGAAAGCACCGCTGACGCCATACGCCTCAACGCCATATAAGCCTTTGCCGTAAGCGCTGCGGTACGTTACGTCAGCCATTTATTTAGTCCATCGTAATATCGAGGTCATTCGCTGGCAGGCGTAAAACATCGCCTGTGTCAATCGCCTTGCTTGTTGTCAGCGCTGCATAGGCAATCAGGTTGCCACCAGTTGACGCATCAAACACGCCAATGTGCGTAACTGTGCCATACGAGGCAGTCGCAGTCGGAAACTCAATCGCGGCTGAGTTTGTCGCTTCATTGCCCGACACAGTGAAAGTTGCGCTCTGCCGCGCGTAGGCTGTGCCAGATGTACTGACTTCAGTGCCTGACGCATCTTCAGCAGGATTGCTTGTAAACAGCGCAATATACCAAGCTGTCGGACGTGTGACAGACGTGGTTGTGAACAGGTAGTTCAGCGTGTGCGTTTCAAACGTATTGGATAAACTCATCAGTAACTCCGTATTTTCATGCGGCGACCAGAGCCACCAAATTTAGAACTTTCGCTTTCCGCATTTATACCATCAATTGCGCTCTGATACAAAGCAGCCCAAACTTGAGTGCGCACATCGTCTTTTAAGTACGGCGCTGAGTGAACCAAAGCGCCATACAAATACGCATCAGGGAAATACTCCAAAACCCAGTTCGACGTATTACTGTCAGACAGCGCGGTAATGCGTGAGTAGTAATAAAGCTCTGCCGTGTATGTCCCGTTAGGCGTGGGGTAAACCTCAATCTCGCCAGCAGTAATCGCGTAGTAATGCGGTTTACCTGTCGTATCTGCATTGCGATACCGACGATCTACCATCTCGCTTTGGCTAATCAGTTCTAGCGGTGAACTGTCATTTGAGGTAATATAAAAGCGTATTGCCTCAAGAAAATCAGCAGGGATTGCGCTGTACTGCGTGTCTAGCTCAGCCGTGCTACGCTTTTCCTGACGCCAATGCTTCACGCGGCGCTGCATGTCAGCTTCAGCCAACGTGATAAAATCAGGTATGGCAGAGGTTAAATCATCGCGGTTCAGAAAATCCGCAATGCTCGTCTTTAGTTCTGCGTATGTTGTAAGTGCCATCTAGCAGTCCCATGCTTTGCGCGACCAATAGTTGGCGCTTAGTTTACTTGTTTTGCCCTTAATCCCACCAGAGCGTGCGCAGTAGCTTTTCTTGCGGGCAGGCTGATCTTTCTTAATGCTCATGTTAGGATCGCCAAAGTTGACCTTCTTAACCTGATCGCCCTCTACAGCAAGCACCTCAAACTTCTTTGGGCCACCACGGCGCGGCTTGTTGATCGCCGTAAAACCGTGGCGCTTCTTAGCTGCTGCTATTTTCTCTTGGCGTGTGCGTGGCATTACATACCCATCATCTGCTGTTGGTACATTCTAAATATGTTTTGCATAGCCTGCGGGTTATTGATTACGCCTGCAAACATAGGGTCATTTTTTACGCGGTTCATAAATGCAGCATACTCAGCGTTTGCCGCTGGGGTAGCGCTAGACCCACTTGCGCCAGTGCCAATGCGAGGGTCAACTGCAGGCGCAGCAACTGCACCGCCGCGACCAGCTTCACCCATGTACATACCTGCGTAACTTGGGGCTGGGTTCAGTATTCCAGCAGCGCGGCCACCAGCGCCCATTGGCTGATTTATTTCCATCATGCGCTGAGCTTCTTGCCTGCGCTGTATTTCTGCCTGCACAGCAGGATTAGGCCCACCAAGCGGTGCGTATGGGTCTGTAGCAGGTGCAGCAGGGCGCAACTGAGGGCGAGGACTTGACGTAACCGCAGGCACGCTACGCTTAACAACAGAAGGTGTAGCTGCTGCACGCGCTGCTGCTGCGGCTTGCTCCTCTTTGGTTCCGATTGCGTCCAGCAAGCCAAGTGCTTTCCTACGCGCTCTGTTTCTTCGTTCAGCAATGCCGCGGCGCTCAGGGTCTTCAGAACCATACGGTGTGGCAATCATGTTGGCTATCTCAGATAGAATGCCACCACCCTGAAATTCATTGCCAACCTTGCCAGCCCCACCGCCGTCAATCATATCAAGAAAACTTAAAAACTTAGCACGGTCTGCCATTACTTTTTCCTTTTTTTACTCTTGCTCAGGTTCTTTAAGTCTGCAGCAGTAATTTTCTTGCGTGGTGGAGCCACTGCGGCTAACTTTTTTTGCTTTGGGCTATACTTAGAATACGGCATTAGGACTTCACCTGCTTTTCCCATTCATAACACTTAACCTGCATGATTGTATACGTTGGATATTTCATCTGCAAAGATGGAACTCCGTTCTGCATAAAATCAGCAATACATTCATTCTCGCTTGCATACGCAGGCCCACCGACTGCAAAGCAGTAATTCTGAGCGCACAAAAGAACAAACGCGGTAAACATTACATCACTTCTTTACTTTCTTCTTAGCTGTCTTAGCAGCCTTCTTAAATGCTGCAGCAGTTGGCGCACCTTTTGCACCAGCTTTGCGCATCTTCTCACCAGAGCCTGCTGCAATTCTCTTACGCTTTGCATGAATATTTGCATAAAGACCCTTCGCCATTACTTCTTAGCCTTAGCCATGCATTTACCCTTACGCTTGCACGCTGCAGGTGTGGGACAACCTTTGCACGGTTTAAAACCAGCTTTGCTTCCCATTTTCTTTCCATACGCCATAGCTAACTCCTTTTTACGCACCATAGCAAATTATGCGATACCACGCAAATTCCTTCTAATTTCGCCCCGCCAACTAGAGAATGACCCAGATAGCGCAGTTGCAGCATCAGAAGCCATCGTCAAGCACAGCGCATCAGCAAGGTCAGGAGAAGCCAAGCCGCGCTTGCGCATCTCATCTTTACTTTCAGCTTTCATCTTGCCTGAACTGGTAAAACTATAGCGAATGCTGGTTAGCTCTGCGATAAGCTGGTCATTCTTCGGTAGCTTGCAAGAACGATCTTCAAGCCAACCTTTAGTCTTAAACCAAAGCTCACTGCGCAGATTAAGATAGGTATCGCCCATAGACGGGCTTTCAGCAACATTCACGCCGCGCACAGGTAAGCCAATCTCACGCAGGCGGTCCACTACACCTGAGCCTACGCCAATGCTGTCAACAAGGATTTGCGTGGGCTGTCTGCTGGGCGGCAATCCTTCATACTCAGCAACAACGCGGCCAACAGTCTGCATCAAGTCCAGCCCAGACCAAGCTCTAAGCTCAGTCACAATCGGACCCTGACGCTTGCACAGCGCAGTCTTATCCTGCCCAAAACGCGCTACGTCCAACCCCCAGACCGCTTTAGTATCCTCATCAATCTGCACATCACGATGCGTGGCATTCTCCACAAGATGAAACGGGATGATCGTGTCATCGTCAGCAAGCGGAAACTCACCCAGCACACGAATACGATACGCATTGCTTTCCTCGCCATACCGCAAGCGCATCTCATCGACGAACTCATCGCTCACCAGAGGACTATCCACGCATGACCAACGGCGCGTCCACCAGCTATCTGCCATGCGCGTCTGGCTTTCGAAAAACGTACCGCTGCTTCGCGTGGGGTTGCTCAGCATAATCGTAGTCGCGTTGTGACCCGACATAGAGCCAGCCGCAGCCTCAAATACCTGCTCAGGCACACCAGAAGCCTCATCCACCACCAACATAACATGCTCAGAGTGGACACCAGCCAAAGCTTCAGGCGTTTCTGCGCGTGACGTTCTAGCAGATATAAACATCTCAGCAGGCGCAGAAGTGTGCTCAACGCGATCCGACTTTACGTTGAGTATGCTCTGCAACCCTTCAGGCAACTCGTTTATCCAGCGTTTTAGCTCTGCAAACAAGGCATCAAAAAGCTGACTGCTGGTGGGCGCAGTTACAACAACTTTATTTGGGTAATGCATCAAAAAATACCATAGCATTGCCCACGATGCTGCTGTAGACTTACCAGTACCATGACCAGACCGAATGCTAATCTTGCGTTCGCCAGACGCAATCGCTTCCAGAAATTCTGCCTGATACGGCAATGGCTCTACGCCAAGCACCTCTTGCACAAATAAAGCAGGCTTCTTGCGATACCGCTGCACAAAGTCAATCATCGTATTTTCTGCAAGATTACTCATGGTCAATCACCTTGACCTTCCGCAGCGCATCTAAATGAAAATCACCAATATTAATGTTGATTTGCTGCTGGTTCTTCCCGCCGTATCGCTCAGGGTTCCAGTTAGACGCAGCTAGGTTGCGCTGCCCAACCAGCATCTTAGCAAGACCTATATCCACCTGACTAACATTGCCCTCACTTGCGTCACGCGTGCTGTTCTCATCCAGCGCTTCAAAAATCTCTCTTTGTCTGCGCTCAGATACCTCATTCAGCAGCTCAAAAGCCTCTTCAAAATGCGCATCTGCAGCATCACGACGAGCGCTATCAATGGCAGCCGTAAGCTCTGCGTCAGACAAAATAAGGTTGCGCAGGGTGCCAGCGTGGATTTCCATTCGCTTTGCGAGTGCCTTGATAGAGTTTCCCTCAAGTATCCACTCCCGCAAAAATTCAGCGCCACCCATTTGCTTAATTTCAGCTAAACGCTTCTTCTGCAATGACCTGCCAGCCATACCAAATCCTTCTGTGATTTTTCGCAAATTTTAACATGATACCACAATAAAGCAATACGTGGGGTGAGGGGGGGTGCTACAGGAAGGAAATGGGTTGCGCCACAGGGAGGGTAGGCACATCACGAGGTAGCACCCCTGCGAATTGTATAACACGAATTTTTCTGTGTGGGAATGTATAATAATAATAGGGGTAGGGGTGGGGGCCAGACGGGGGGGGTCACAGCGAAACTGAACTGACCAGTTTAGTTTAACTTATAAGCTCAACCATAGGTAGAGCGCATAATAGGGATTATGTTAAATTGGCGTTTTTCGTGGGTTTTGCACTCGCCTTACAAGTGTATTGCTAAACTGAACAGTTTAGTTTACCCGCGCGCGGCCGTGTGCGACTTGATCATTCAATGTGTGTTGCGTCCAGTTTTGTGACGTTACGTCACTTTGGCAATTAGTGTATTAACATTTTGCTATTTATCGAATATCAATTAGGTATCAGATAAGAGAGGAAACAAAAATGGCACGTATTAATAAAGAGAACGCGGAAAAGTTGGCCGTATCATACAGCGCATACAATGCGGCAGTTGATAGCGGCAATCGGGAAAGCGCCAAAGTTTGGGCGAGATTGCTTATAGAGGCGCAAAAGGCCACAGGAGTAGAGCTATTAGAGGAAAGACTACTTTGGAAATGATGGGCTAATCCATCCATTAGGCGCACCAGAGCGTGCGCCCTTTGCATGGGTTAAACATAGGAAAGGATAGAGCCATGTATACGCAAACACCAAACGAATACCAGCAATGGGCAACAAAAGAGTTGGAGCGCAATGGATACAGCGTTTCACTTGTTGGCAACTGGATACGCGTCAACGATGAACTGGACATTATGTCATACGCTGGCGTTGCAAGTTACATCAACTCGAGAAAATGACGTTACGTCACTTTGTGATTATGCTCTTGCCTTGGTATCTCATTAATATTATCTTGGTATCACAAGCAATAAAAAGGACACACAATGCCAAACCCGTTCACATACACAAAGACACCAGAGAACAAGAAACAGGCGCAAGCAAACCTTAATTATTTCTGGTTTGAGGGAATGCTAAGCAATGACGAGATTGAAGAGCTAGGCCACATTCCAGCCAACTATAAAACATACATTAATGAAATGTTACGCGCCTGCCGCGCGGATTTAGCTAAGTTTGCTTAAGAGAGGGTAAAATTATGTCAAACCAAATCGAAGTTAAAATCGGACAATCATGCAATGGCTACCACGGCCTAATTGAGCAGCCAAAATACAAGGGGTTAGACGTCCGCGTATTTGAAATGCTGGACGATGGATCGGTAGTGTACCGCCATTTTGATGAGTGGTTTTCATATGGCGAACGCGCCAGAACATACGGAACACCATTTAAAGCGGATGCATTTTGCATTTGCTAATAACGAGAGAGGATTGAGACAATGCAAAATGAATACGTTATTTGGGGATTAACTGCAGATCAAAGTGACAAGCTGCATGAGCAACCATTGTACACGCAAGCGACAAGCATGGAACAAGCCCGCAAGGTAATGCGCGTACTGGCAGAAAAGCACAACTGCCACGCGATGCGCGTTCAAGTTCTCGACGGTGCAATACCAGATTTTGCAGCAGCTATTGCAAAGTGACGCCACGTCACAATGGACAAGGTATCGCTTTGCTTTCATAGTGATACCACAACACAACATAAGGAATGAGACAATGACAAACTATATCAATACAGACCACACAACGGGCCAAATGTCGATTGACAGCGAATACTTCGGCAAGATTTACATTCGCTTTGGCAAGCACCCGTCAAGCATAACATCGCGTTCAGAGGGTCTTATCTATGGCGGCGGTGCCCGCTTTATCAAAGAACAAATCAAAGCCTTAGAAGAACACAAGGACGCTCTTGATATTCACATAGACTACGACAAGACCATAACGATCAATAAAGTTGATTACGAGGGCATCAGCTTTGAGGTGCAGAAATTCCATGATGGATCGCGCCTATGCACATACGTACGCGGCAAGCGTAAGGGCGGCTTTTACCACGACAACATGACAGAGGCCGCGCGGGATAAGGTGCGCAAAGAGATTGAGCGCATTATTGGCGATGACTTTGACCACATTGCCAGCGCGGCCCGTGCCCTTGCTATCGCCAATTTTAAGCAAACCGTTCGCGTTGCACTGGAAAACGTAAAAGAGAACGTGCAATCCGCGCTTGATTATTTAGGGGAAGCATAATGACCACACGCCCACATGTAACGCTTGCGGTAGATCAAACCCGCCGCAAGCTAATCGAGATGCAAGAGCAACTAAACGCGGACGCATGGCAAGTCATCATGGACGACTACACCCACGCGGATGCAATGCAAGTTCAATACCTAGACAACGCCTTAGAGCTATTCGCAAAGCTAATAGACGAATTAGAGAGAGCAAGATGAAACAGATCAGAGAAGCATTCAAGCAAGCCAC